ACACGATGGTCCAGTCATACCACTGAACCTGTTCTTTAGTACACGCACGTGTGTTGTGTTGCGTACCATCTTATCTTCTGCTTGTGCATTACGCTCTAGTCCAAGAACAATATCAGAAAGCTGAGCAATTGAAGCACTGCCGCGAAGCTGACCCAGACTAGTAACGGCTCCATCCTCATGTCCTTTTCCTTCTGGTCTACGTAGGTGACTAACAACAAACATACATATCTCCATCTCCTGACAGAACATACGTAGCTTGGTCATGATCTCATCAATGGCTTTACGTTCATCGCCGTTGGATTGATCTGATACCAGAATGGATATGTGATCGAGGATGATGTACCTAACACCTAGCACCTTGACTTGGTAGCGGAACCTAGCCAGCACGTTCTCGATCTGGTTGGAGCCAAACGAATCCCACAGTACAACACGGTCATCTAGATCTAACGTATTGAATACGTACTCTACCTCGTCAGGGGAGTAATCACATCCGGGTAGATGTATTGGCTTGTTGATCTGTAGACCCACTAGTCCACGGGCAGTACGGTCAGGTGTCTCTTCAAGGAAGGCTAGACCTATCCTCTCGTTGGTCTGCGATGCAATGGAAAAGACTAGCTCACGCATGAACGTAGACTTACCTAACCCAGACCCAGAACAGATGGTGACTAGCTCAGTCGGTCTGATGCCAAACGTCATGTCATCCAGTCCCTTGTAGGGATAGCGTACCTCTGCCTCCATCAGTGGCTTTTTCATCGCCTCACGCAGTGACCCTATCATCACCATGCCGTCAGGTGTGTACACCTTTGCAGCCCACCACCGTTTGATGAAGTCATCCTTATCGGCATTCATCAGATAGTCGGAAGCATCCTTGTGTTCACCGTGCTGGTAGATCTTTGCCTTACCACCAAACAGATCTGCACACTCATGCGCTGCCTTCTTACCATGCTCGTCGTTGTCAAAGCAGAAGATGATGTTGTCAAATAGGTCGAGGAACTCATACGCCCTACGACAATCCGCCGCCGCACCCTGTGCACCATTACGAATAGACACTACGGGATACTTGTCACCAAACATCTGGTATGCAGACAGAGCATCCATCTCCCCCTCGACTACGGTTATGTACTGTCCGCCTGAAGGGAAGAGGTGTTGACCGAATAGACCTGCACGTTTCCAGTCCCCCTCGATGCTGAACTTCTTATCAGGTGTACGCTTTTTAACTGCAGTTAATTCACCATCAGGTGTGTAGTAACCGAAGTATACCTCGTCTCCATACAGGGTAGTGGAGTACCTCTCCATCGTACGTGCATCGAGACCCCTGTCCTGATAGCTCCTAGATTGCCCTCTAAGCTCCATTACAGGAACCCTTGGGGTTGGTACCCGATAGTCGTTAATGTCGCTCACAGAGCCTCCTACGCCGTCTGGTGAGGGGGTAAACGTAGCACATGCGAAACAATAGCTCGACCCATCTTCATTGTAGGACAACGCATCACTAGATCCACAATCATTACACTTCTGGTGTAACTCTACAAACGCCATCAATGCACCTCCTGACTAGAACCAAAACGAGAAAGGTAACGAGACTCCAACTGCTTATCATCCATCGCTTCAAACTCCATCGCAAAAAGATTAAACAACATGTTCATTGCCTCCATGTAGTTGATGTTGTACATATGATCTTCAGTTAACTCTTCAATCATACGTGTACGTTCTGCTTGTTCCATGTTACCTCCTATTATAAAAGTAATATGTATTAGTAATACTTAATACTAATGCATAGTACTTACTGTATAGACTATATAGATTAGTATACCACACTACGCTTTCTTTTGCCAATGGATTTATCGGCACTATTACCTCTTGATTTACTGCGCGGTTTGTGCGTCTTAACATATCGGCGTGTATTCCTTGCCATACCTTATCTCCTCTTCGTCGTTAATATGCTCCAAGAAAGCACGTAGTTTGCCTGAACGTTTGAGCTTTGTCAACGCTTGGTACTCAATGATACGCACCATCTGACGACTGATGCCTAGCTCATCAGCAATCTCCTGATGTGTCATGTGGTACGTAAGATAACTACCCTTCTTCGCCACTATCTACTTCTCCTCATCTTCAAAGCGCATCTTCCTGTTGTGTTCCATCCTCTCGTCAAGGTCTTCGTCATCAATGGTAATCCACGCCACAATAATGACACCAGCAAACAAAGCAAACAAAAAGATACCCAAGTTAAACTCACTCATCGGACTGATCCCTCTCCTCTTTGTACTTGGAGATATCGTCCTCGTGATACTCCTCTGCATAGTCCCAGATACAACGGTCACCTTCCCAATAGTCTTGGTAATCGTCGTGCCATACTTCCCATGTCTCCTTACCCATACGTCCTCCTACTTGACGTGTTCAACAATAACCTGCGTGGTGTCACGCTTGTAGCATAGTAAACAATCCATACACTTCTGTCCAGTGCAGTTAGCTTCACCGTCGTACGACTCCGACACGTTGTTGAATACACGGTCGAACCCACGTGGTGGAGATGACATTACGTTATCTATCTTCGGATTACTATAAACAAGAATCATATTATCAGGTACATGATGCAGATTCTTACGCACAATACCCACACGTTTAGTCCACAAAGCAAACGTCGAGTGCTTGTTGTCACTAGCTATCGCACATAAATTACGGAAGTGCTGCTCATTTATTAGCTCTCCATGCCCATGAAACCGCACGAATGCACCGGAGGTACGAGGCAGAATGAACTCAGCATCACTCGCAAGCACGTCACTATTCCTCTGAAACGCTGGTTGGCAGTTCTTCCTATAACTAGAAAGCATACTCATGCTGTAGCACTTTCCGCATATCTTGTCGGCATCGGGTCTACTAGACTCCTTGATACAGAACGGGTTCGTCGCTGTGTTGGTATTGATTGCTTGTATACCGTCCAACTTACCCGTCATCTTACTAACACTAACGGTCGGGATCATACACCACCTCCTCTTTGATTACACGGCACTCTTCGCCGTCCTTGATATAAGCATCGCAAAAATACTTTGCGTGGTCAAGTGAAGAGTAGTGGTCACACCCATCCGGTGATCTCTCTACCCATTCCCACACATTACGATCAAACTTTTGCACTATGAAATTTGTACCAATCATTTACACCTCCACATCATAGACCTTGGTGGTCTCTTCATCTTCATCACGGAACACCTGCACATCATCTTCGTTCCAGTCAATAGAACAATCCAACTCGCTGATAGCGTAGTCAATGGCAGCTTGCTCTGCATCATCCTCATCACGAGCCTTGACATTGACACGACGACTGACAGTCACAGTCACATCGAACACGTACACATGCTCCTTCATCTTGTCATGGATCTCGTCCAGCTTCACTACTGCATCGTGAAGTAATACTTCTAGCTCCTCGAACTCAGTGTTAAGCGGATGGTTTACTACATCGTACTCAATGGCACTACGTATCGTATTGATGCGCCGACGATGCTCCTCTACTTCTTCCCTGCTGGTTAATAAATAAGTACTCACTGTGTCATCTCCTCTACTTGGTTGTAAATACTATCAGCATACACACTCGATGAGTAGTCACTGATTACTTCTATAGCTTCACTAGTACTGGTAACGTTGCCATACACAAACATAAACCAAGCAACAAACTCACCTAAGTCTTCACTCCACACACCCACGTCGTCAAAGTCACACTGTCCCATATTGTCAAGGATTGTGAAGTGTTCTCTCGACTTTGAAACGTCGGCATACTCACCCTCACCACAGACAGTAATGCTCTTGTCTGGATCACGTAGGACTACATCAACAAAGTAATCCGCTACTTTCTTCTCTGCAAAATGCATAACTACTCCTCCTCATAAATACAACAAGTCTCACACAGATAGGCTCCGCTACGATTACCAATGAGTATCTCACGTGTTGCTGTGTCCTCATATGGAAAACAATCTTGCACTAACCTATCTGTATAAAGATACAGACCTAAAGAATCTGTGTCAACTGTACGAGTGTGCACTGTCTTACACAGCATACACTTAGCTGACACT